CACCTTCACGGCTTGAACCCCCGGAGTCGCCATCCACTTCGACCGGAGCGTCTTCAAGGCTTTCCAGCGCTCGGTCAAATTCATGCGGTGGTTGTACCCGTCCACCAGGTACTTGTTCCTCGCGGAGTCCACGGCAATGACCGGAATAGCGGTTCGGTCCGACCCACGCCGCTTCGAGTGCGCGGGGTCGCACATGATGTAGATGTTCAGCGTTCTCGGTCTGATCTCCGCGAACTTGAGATGCTCCAATTCAAAGGTAGCAGTTGCTCTTGATACGGGCTTCTGGAGCATTTGCGCAGCAAAAGTAACCGCACCCATCGCACGGCGCTTTTTCTCGTGCGCTTCCTTCGAGAGGAGGACGGGATTTCCGGTTTCGGTGCCATCGTCGGTGCTCGGGTAAAGTCTTACCTTTACCGCTCCCCGTTGAATCATCTCGTGGTAGGTGTCGATGATGGCGTACCGAGTACCGATCGTTCTTTCAATTCCCCCTTCAGCCACCCCCAGGTTTTGAGACAACTCCCACGCCTCAGTCGTCTTTTGAGACATCTCAGGCGTGTTAACTGATTCTCGTGTTACTACGTCGTCATAGACCCGAATGAAAAAGTGCGCAGACGTCGGTTGACCGTCAACCAGACCCCAGGCTTCAACGGTCGCCTCTTTCGGGTTCGTGCGTCTTTTGACCACAATCCCGCCCTCTTCCGACCACTTAACCGCATCGCGCTGGGGATTCCTCCACAGAATGTCGGGGTAGAGCTGCTTCAAATCCTCGTTTCTCTCGAATTCCCCCTTGATCTGACCCAGAAACTTCCGAGCAATCGGTCTGGTATGAGAAAAAATCCCCACCGTCACTTCAACGCCGTTCCACTGCGGTAGTGGATGGGACCCATGACTGGAAATAATGTCCTGCACCGTCCCGGCATAAGTAATGATGGTTGACTTGTAATGCTCCCGCGCCCAGAGATCCAGATAGCCGTTGGGATTCTTCTCATACTCCCTAACCCTGGCATACAGCCAGGGTCTTGCAAGATCCGTTCTGTGAAGAAGCCTGGTGATGAAGAAAAAAAGGTCCCTCTTCCCCAGCTCCGCCAGCAAAATAGGGTGGTAACCCCCCTTTTCAAACTCAAGCCCCCGGTAAACCGATAGACATTCCAACAAAGAGGACCCACGACAGTAATTCGCCAAAGCCTGCGCCGCCGCAGCAGCATCCTGAATCTGGGTAGAAGGTCCCTTCTCCAACCGGGCAACGGCGGTCATCCAGCCCTCTTCCGGCGCATGTAGTCACGCTGATAAGCGTTGTAGGAGTCCCGGTCTCTGCGATTCGGGGTGCGACTAACAGCCTTCTTGTTAGTCGCAGAAGGTCCCTTGTTAGTCGCAGATACCACCCTGTTAGTCGCAGCAGGCGCCGCGTTAGTCGCAAACCGATGAGACTGGCGGGGGTGGTGACGACTCTTGCAAACTTCACATACCGGGTCCTGGACCATAAACCCTCCCGGAAAGAGGACCCGCGTGGGAAAAAGTGGGGCGAGGACGCCGGGGGCGAGATCTTCTACCCGCAGTCCCTCAGCTCACCCTCTTCTCAACTCGTCCCTGAAGCCGCACCCCCCTTTTCACGCTTCACGCCCCCTCACACGCCCCTCGCACGGCCGCGCAGCTCGCACGCCCTCACTCCAGATCAGGCCGTAAGACCCTGATTGCCTCGGTCTTTCCACCGGGCTGGCACTGGTAGCTCGTCTCAACCGTGCGCTTGACCGTGCACTCGCCCTCGATCTTCACGCTGCCGCAGCCGGCCACGAGAGCTACGAGGAGCGCGAGGGCCTTCACGGCAGGCTCTGCCCCTCACTCTCACCCTCGGGAGCCGCAGGCACGCTTTCAGCCGCCCCTGTGACCTTCTGGATTAGCTTCCCCCAGTCCACCGGGGTGAGTTCGATTGCCACCGGGCCGCCCTCGGGGCCTGACACCTCGGCCTGTACCCGATCGCCGTAGATCTTGGGCACCAGCTTCGAGGCGAACCACTTGCGGGTATCTACCTGAAGGCGTTGCTTATTCACCTCGGCCGCGTCCATGTGACCCTTCACGCGCCGTGCCGGCTCGTCCGCGATGCGCAAGGCGTCCTCGACCAGCCAGTGACCGCGATCAACGCACGCGCGTGTGTATTGCTTGCAGAAATCGGGTTGAGCATTCTCGCCCCCTCCCAACCATCTCCAGACCGTCACCGTGTTGGGCATTCCCGGCAGGTCGCACACCGTTCTCAGGCTCTTCCCCCCCGCGATCTCCCGGCAGATCTCCGCCCCGAGTTCAGGGGTGTAGATCGAGGGTCTGCCCATCTTCTTGGGTTTGGATGGCATCGGGGGTCCTTGTGAGAATGCTACAGGGCGTAGCGAAATAGCTTGCAACCCCGCATAGCATTGGATTAAACTTGTTTCATGGTGGATCACCCACCAGCACCCGCCCTCGGTGAGTAGAGGGAAAGGAGTTCAGAATGGACATCACGGTAATTCTCCCCCAAGGCGTCGCGTATCCCTGCGCGAGCTACGCCCCTCAGGTTGTAGCAGATTCAAGTGGTTGGGCTGGCAACAGCCTGCGTTTCCCGACCTACGAGGAAGCATTGGCGAACGTGGAGGCGTTGGCCTTGCGCTGGATGCTGGTCACCGCTACGCGGGTCGTGGGCTCGAACGATGCCCCGACACATCGCTGGATCGAGGGCAAGCTGTCCGCGATCATCGGTGAACAGGTGACCGCATGAACAAACGGATCAACACGCCTTGGGGTTTGTCCGACGATGCGGGCACGGTCATTGCCCCCGGTATCATCGCCTACACCACGCCCTCGCATGGGGGCTATCACCTGTCGGCAGAACGTCTCGCAGCCATGCCGGCGGCATTGCGGGCGCTGCGTCCGTTCTCTGGTAGCACAGGCTGGTACGAGGAAGATTGCGATTGGGCAATCGTCGTCCTCGCCTTCCCCGAGCACTTCCAGCCCGCTCACGTTCGTGACGCCATCGGCATGATCGAGGGCAATTGCTGGTCGCACTCGCTTGCCTGCCGTAACTGGATCTCCACCGAGGGCGCGGCCACGCTCGAACGCGCAAAGGTGGCCGCATGAAACTCGCCAACGCGATCACCGAGATTCAGCGGCTAGCTGTCGAGGGCGAGCATGTGGACAACGCAGTCATCATGCTCGCACGCAACCTGCTCACGCATCGCTTCCAGTTGAAGCGCCCGAGCATGAATTCCCCGAAGTGCGTCCGCGATTACCTCACGCTCAAGTTGAGCGAGTTGGGGCATGAGGTTTTCTGCGCGGTTTTCCTCGACGCACAGAACCGCGTCATCGAGTGCGAGGAAATGTTCCGGGGGACGCTGACGCAAACGAGCGTCTACCCTCGCGAGGTCGTGAAGCGGGCGCTGCATCACAACGCAGCGGGCGCGATCTTCGCGCACAACCATCCGTCGGGAGTCTGTGAGCCTTCCCGCTCGGACGAAGCACTCACACAGGCACTGAAGCAAGCCCTTGCCCTCGTGGACGTCAAGGTCCTCGATCACTTCGTTATCGGCAGCGGGGCGGCAATGTCATTTGCAGAACGCGGCTTACTCTAACCCTCAACGCCCGCCCTTCGGGGCGGGCAACTGGAGACCATCATGAACAACTACTACGACAACGAGGACCGTTCCATGTTCGCAGAACCGGGCGGACGCTCTGCCCTGCGCGCTGCATCGAAGCGCAACCCGCGCAACCTGCCCTGCCCCACCTGCAAGGCACCGAACAGACTCACGCCTGCGGACCGTGCACACGGCTACCAGTGCAACGCCTGCGCTGATCGGGACGAAGGCTTTGGAGGATACGGGTCATGAAAGACTACATCGAGCATGGGGCGAGCGGCACGACGTTCGTGGGCGCGGATGCTACGGCCTGCTTTGCAGCCTTCGCCCTCGCATCCGCGCTCAAGCTGTATGCCAAAACGGGCATGAAGGCGAACCGCGCCTACACGCCCACCGCGATGCTGCGCGCTGCATCGAAGATCACCCACAAGACCTACAAGCGCGGCGACTACCTCACTGCCGCAGCCGACGTCCAGAAGTGGGCCGAGGAAATGCGCGACTCCATTCCTCACATCGAGCGGGGTGACAAATGAACATCATCGAGCTACAAAAAGCCATCGAGGCGGCACGCTTCGCGCACGATGACACCGGCACCGGCCCGGTCTCTTCTT